TCGGGTTTTCGCCCAGGATGCAAGAGGGAAATTCAAGAATCTTTTTTCGGGTTTTGGTATTGCAACCCTGCCAACCTATGCTAAGCTGGTACTACCAACCAGGGAGAGGAACCCTAAAATGTCGAAGATCAACCTTGACGAGTACATCGCCCGCCAGATCGCGGCTCGCCCGGTCGAGGCTACGCTCGTCCGCAAGATCGTTCGGGCGCTCAAGGCCGCTGGGACCCCGGTCGTGAAGGGCTACGACGGCGAGGAGTTCGAGAAGCTGACGACCGAGAAGTCGGTTCTGGATTTCGCGTTCAACCTGGACGAGTTCCGCCTGTACACGGCTGACGGCGCGTGGGTCTTCGTGGTCATGGGCCAGGGCGCTGAGGGTCTGACGGACTACAGCCTGGACCTGGAGGACGCGCTGGAGCCGCTGAGCGACTGGATCGACAAGAACATGGACTGAGGTCCGAGAGGCCAGGCCCTACGGGGTCTGGCCTCAAATTTTTTTTTGGCGTTTAGTGCCTGTTCTCTTGCGTGGGTTGCGCTGCTCGCTGGAGTGTGGTAATGTCGTACATGTGCGGGACAGGCACACACGGAAGTACACAAGACATCATGACCGAATATCAGAAGACTGGACACACTCTGCCCGCTGAGGTAGTGGCGTCCCTAGAATCATCAGGAGAGGATCGCAACCTATACATCGCGGCTCTGCGTCGTGCGGGCTGGACGCTAGCATCTATCTCGGATGCGGCAGGAGTCACGCGCGAGCGTATCCGTCAGATCACCCAAGCCACGCCTGAAGGCGCGGAGAGCGCACTACCGGCAACCCTGCCGGTACCTACGCCGCCAGTGAAGGTAGCGCGCGTGCGTAAGGAGTACGTAGAGCCCGATCCCGGCAAACTCGCGCGACTGCTTGAGCTACAGCCGCTCGCGCAACAGAATCGCCACAACTCGGAAGAGTTCCGGGAGGCTGCTGAGGACTACACCAAGCTAGTCTGGGAGGTTCACAATGGGGACGGCGTGACGCTCTACAGGCTCGCTAAGCGCCTAGGAGTCTCCCACGGCGCTCTACGCTTCCGACTGGCGCGCTATGGCTACAAGGAGCCTGTCAGCGGCGTTAGCAAGGTGTACACGCGCATCATGCCTGAGCATCGCGTGCCCGCAACCCTCTAACGCGAGAGAGCCCCAACCCTTTCGGGCTGGGGCTCTCATCGTGTTAGGCGTTGTCTGTCAGGTACGCTTCAGCGTCTTCCACGGCGCTAGGCCAGTTCCACATGTCCGAACCGCGATCCACGATTTCCTGAGCGAACCGGAGAGTGTCGGGGCCTCCCGTGAACGTCTCCTCATCTTCGAAGGAGTTCCAGAAGGCTTTCGCGAGGTCATCCGACGAGAGCCAGCATGCGGGCAGTTGAATGATTTCCATTTCAGGGTTCCTCTCCCTAGGTGATGCTTCAACAATAGCACACTCTGGAGCGCATTCAAGCCCAAAACCGAAAAAACTTTTTTTCATTTCGGCTTGCAATATGGGCGCGCATGCCTTAAGCTAGAGATATCGAAAGGGAGAGGAACCCCGAAATGCCTGAGAACAAGAACCGCTGGATCGTTACCCGCTACATCAAGGGTGAACTGGTCACCTACATCGCGGACAACTGGAACCACGTCGGATGCCTGCTCGCGACTGAGAAGATTGTCTCGTTCGAGAAGGTCGCCTGAGGGAGAGCGGCAGGGCCTACGGGCCTTGCCGCTTTTTCGTGCCTCAGCAGCACACAAGAGTATCGGCACTAAACACGCACGCGGAAAGGGAGAGGCTTTCGCCCCTCCCCTCCCCTCCCTGCCTCAGTGCCACTCTCCCGTCTCGACCGTGGTAGTGATCGTGCGGCAGTCGTGCGTCCAGCCTCCCGCGCCATAGCGCGTCATGAGGCCCCGGAACGTGGTTGCGATCATGTCGTAGCCCAGGTCGTTCGTGTGGACAACGATCCCGTCCTTGATGAAACGAGTCTCGACCCTGTGGGTAGTGCGTGTCTCTGTCATACCTCGATTCTATAGGGTAGTTTGCTCCCGTGTCAAATCGGATTCTGTTATCTTCCCGTTACCAAAAATGGTGCCCAGTAGGCCTGTCATCGTGTATTGTTGGTATCAACAGGGAGAGAGGAACCCCAAATGTTCAAGACTCAGCTTTTCATCTTCGAGGCCGCTAGCGACCGCGCGCTTGAGGTCACGATGGAACACGGTCCCCGCGCACTGGGACGCGCACTGGGCGCAACGTTCGGCGGAGACTGGGATGACCGGCACCGTGGGCGCGTTGCGATGCTCATCGCGGACTACACGGCGGGAGAGCTTCACGTCGCGGACGAACTGCGGCGAGAACTGCGTCGGGCTGACCTGAGCGTCACGTTCTGCCCGTAGCGCGGGAGAGAGCGGGCAGGCCTCAGGGCTTGCCCGTTTTCGCGCGCACTGCGTCACGCAAGAGTTTGACCAGTAAACCGCGCGCCCTGCCCGTTACAAATCCGTTACCAAGAATCTTCATTTTGGTGCCCACAATGGGCAGGACTCGTGTATAGTTGGTACCAGAGAGGGAGAAAGGTTCTCCCAAGAGAGGAAATCATGGCAATCACTGTCAAGGTTTCGCGTGAGGGTCAGCCGACCGTCATCCGTCGTTCGTCCTCGCGTGACGCGGCACTCCGCGACGCGGCACGGGCTGAGCGTGACTTCAAGGGCACGGGCGCTCTCATCACCGTGCAGGGTCGCGGGTCGCACCGCGACATCGGGGACTTCATTTGGAATGAGTCCGCCTAGCGGCTAGCGAGAGTCCCCCCGGCTGAGAAGTCGGGGGATTTTCTTTTGCGAAATGGTCGAAACGGTGCCCGATATGGTGTACGCTTGGACGTAGAGAGAGGGAGGGACAAATGTCTTCCAAGATTGTCAAGCAAGGCTACGTGCTCATCTACCGTGCAAGCCTTACGGGCGAGACGAAAGTCTCGGCGGTGTGCCGCTCCAGGGCTGACGCTGAGCGCCTACAGCGCCGTGTGGGCGGTACCGTGGCCCCGGCTGACGGATACGCCTACAGGGTCGCTCAGGGCTCACTCAGGGTACTGGTCAACCCTGAGCCGCTTATCAAGCGGTTCGCCTAAGCGGTGGCGAGATTCCCCCGGATTCGTCCGGGGGATTTTCTATTTTGGCTTGTGGTTTGCATGCGGTATGCCTTAGACTCTAGGTATGGCAAACACAGAGAGCCCCGACCTTATCTTCTTCGACGCGCCCGACCTGATCATCCCTGGCCCGGTTCTGGTGTCGCAGAATGAGGACATCACGTTCTACGCCCTAGACGACACTGACTAATGGGTGTACACTCAGACTAAGAAAGAAAGCCCTAGTGGGATGTCGAGAGGCCCACTAGGGCTTTCGCCATTCTCCAAGAGGGGGGGTCTAGAGGGGGGTCTATAGGGGGGGGTCATAGAGGGGGCCTGTAGAGGGGCCTCTGAGGGCCTGTAGGCTCACACCTAGGCATGAGCACACAAGCACAAGCCTAGGCCCTCTAGCTCAAGCCTAGGCCTGTGTGTATGTATGTAGGCCTAGGCCTATCACTCATCAATCACACACATGACTGATCAATCACTCATCATGTATCACATCATGTAACACATCACTATGTATGTGTATGTATGTATGTATCTCAATGAGATTGATCAACTCAAACTTGAGTCATCATCTAGCAAGATTCAATCCAAAAGTTTTTCAAACTAGTTTCGATTCTGGCTTCCAATCTCGCGCGTACCCTGCTATGCTATAAGTATGAGGGAGCCGCAAGGGCTCCCACCCAGCCCCGGTTGGGCCTCCCCGAAGAGGGAGGGCCGGGGGGAGTCAGCGAGAGGGGGGAGGGTCCCACTCGGGAGGGGAGGGGGGTCAAACCCCCTCCCACCCCGAATCTCGAAACGTTCAGAAATCGGGTCCCAGGATAAGGATTTGGCTCTCCGCGCCCAAACGAAATTTCAAGTCTAATGTTCCTACTGTACCTAGTGTACAGTCCCCCAGGGTAGGAGCAGCCCATCACCTTCGCGCCGAGGCACCAGATGGATGTGAATGTGCGGCTGCGTCATCGTAGACCAACGCCCAGACGATGTGATCAGGTTGTAGTGCTCGATTCCCTGATTGATCGCGAACCGCTCTGCTGCCGTCACCGCCGCCCCCGCTGCGGAAGGACCGTAGCCTTGACCGTGCTCGCTGTGCTCCATCGGGACGAACAGCATGTGCCCCTCCGTCACAGGGTCCAGCGGCTCGAACCAGATGACATCGTTCTCCGAATCTCGCCCCCAATAGTCCGCAGCCTCGATCTTCTTGCAGAAGACACAGCCGTCTTCGGACGGAAACCTTTCCTCAACCATCATTGTCTACGCTCAGTGCGAACCCTAGAGTGTTGTTCCAGTGTCCCGTTCGGTGCTTCCCGACTACCTTCTGGATAAACTCAAGCTGGTCCTCATAGTCGAGACCGCCCTCCGTGGAAATCATTTGCCCGCATGTGCAGACGTAGGAGTAACCGAAAAACTGATTCACGGCAACTCCGACAACCAGCAGCAGCACGATTCCGGATCGGCAATCGGCGTCGGCATCCAGCCCGCCTTCGCCCGGATAACTTCCGGACACCAGGGATCGTGGATGAACGCCGCACGCTGCCGCGCCTCGATAGCGGCGACTCGCTGCTCTAGTCCGTAAAGATCAGTCATCGCCCGCCTCCACTGCCGCCAGCACGTCTGTGACCGTCTTCGATGACGCGACCGAGGCTCGGTAACCTTCCGGCTGCTCAGCCCACGGACGCGCACCTACACGGAGCGCCACCATATCCCGGTGCAGAATCTCTGCGACCTTTTCAGCTTTGGTTGGCACGGCGAATCCCCGCTTCTAGGTGCTTCTGTCCGAGGTCTACGCCGTCCTGGTACTTCTTAACGACCCAGTACTTCGCGCCGATGGACTCGTGCCAGCAGAACACCAGCCACCGCCCGAAGACGACCTTGTGAATGGCCCACGCCGACTCAGACCGCGCCGCCCGCGCGTTGCGCTCCAGGAATGCCAGCAGCCCCCCGGTACGCGGAGTCCGGTCAATTTCAGCCCTTGCCATAGCGCTTCTCCGCTCGTTCCTCGCCCAGGGCGTACCCGATCAGAAAGATATCCTTAAATTGCTGCGGAACGTCCACTGAAACGTCACCTTCCGCCACATTCATGAAAAGAATCTGATAATTTATCCAGCCAGCCTTTACGGCGACCGTCTTGCTCTGCTCACTCTGAGCCATTTCGTCTCTCTTTCAGTATTGCTTGGACGCGCTTTCTTTCGCGCGGTGAGGGGGACCGACCCCCAGTGAATTCGTAGCCCTGGTATGTCCGATCCAGCTTGGCAACCGCCCGCTGGAATTGGTCCTTCCAGTATGCCAGTTCTTCCTCGCTTTCCGCTAGTTCAGCGTCCGCTGCCGCCTGTCCACGCTCGAAGGCTTCCGCCTCCACGCCCTCCAGCCAGAGGTCGAACAGTTCCTCACGGCGCAGGCGGGCTTGAGGCGTCTGCACACCCGCAGCCAGCACCGCCTCTAGAATGTCCTCGGGCTTAGGCTGGTACTTCTCCGTCCACGTCATCCCACGTACCGTGCCTTCCGTACAACCTGGATACGAGCACCCGTAGAAGCTAGTTGGTCGGCTTTCCGTATCGCGGCGTCCTTCCCCTCCGCTGTGTCCGGAAAAGTCTCAACACCCAGCCAATAGGACTCGCGATAATCTGTTTCGTACTTTTGGACAACCAGAATGTGCGTGTTGGACCGCTGAGGGGTGTAAATCACTTCGTCACTCATCTTCAGCCTCCCGGCGAATGTACGGGTTATCCGCGCGTGCGGCACGTTTCATTTCGCCGCCGATGACACCCTCCAGGTGCTCCACGGCAGCGTCCCAGGCTCTCTCCTGCTCAGACGCCAGCCAGCGGTCGAATTCCTCGAACCCCTCGTCATGCTGCGGCTCGACGTGAGAGGCATACCACATCCCGTAGGCGTGGCGCACCGTTTCTCTCTTCGGGGTGTGACTAGTCATAGACTTCCTCCCACTCGGTCTTGACGCGGCGCACGAGGGTGACGTGCTTCGACTCCGCCGCATACGCACGCGCCAGCGCTTCGGGCATGTTCTCTTGTACCACGAACCGGTCAGGGCCGTGCGCCTCTTCGGAAAGCCGAATGCGATTGCCGTACTCGTACTCGACGCCCATCAGACTAGCCCCTTCCGCCAGTCTTCGACCATCCAGCCGACCGTATCAGCGAAGTCGCCGTAGTCGGCTGTGGTCTCCACTTCGTCCCACAGTACCGCGACCTTAGCGATCCACGCCTCAGCATCCTCACCAGGAGCATCAACTTTTTCATTCATAAGGTTCATCCTATCAGTTCAGTACATCACTGTCAAGCCGCGAAGCCTTCATTCTCCCCGAAGCAGCGTACACACTCTACCTTCCAGCGAGGCCACCCGAAGGTTATAGTCTCGGAGAGAATCTTCGCCCAGCGTCCACACCCTCGGCAGCGTACACGGTACTTGCCCGCCCGCACCTTCGAAGGCATCGGCGCTACCCGTACAGATGCAGCGGTGGTAGAGAAGCTGGCCTGGGGGATAACGCCTGTGGTGGCGGTCGTAGTGTACGACCACGTTACGGTGATGTTATTGCCTGACCACCCGACAGTCATAGTGCCACCCGACAGTCAGCTATCAGTGAGGAGCTTGCCGCCCACACGTTGAACCTCCGCCAGTGCTTCCTCGCGCGTCGGGAACCCGTTGCGAGACATCATCCACTCGTCATCCCAGATAGGCGAGGGGATGAACCGAATTTCTGGTGCATCATCACCAACTTGCACGGTGCACATATGCACAATCCAGCGATCCGCCAGCGCTGACGCATCCGCGTATGACTTCTGCGTAGCTTCAGCGATTTCCCGAATACGGAACTCGCGGTAGTGCTGCGCAACGCGCTCGTATCGGTCCCACCCGACTTTGATCTTTCGAGGTTTCCGGAAGAATTCAAGCAGCTTCATCAGACGACCGTAGGCTGGAATGCTGCCACAACCGTGTCATAGTTGACGCGCGTGCGAGTGACGCGGACGTACCGTCCGCCCAGTTCCGCTTCCGCATCCGCGAGCGCTTTCGCCCACCCGTCCGGGTGCCCATCGATGCTCTCGGTGTCCCAGGCATTGATAACCCACGGCGCGTCGGGCGCGTCAGCCGTGATACCCCAAATGATCAGTACGTCCATGCTACTATCCTTCTTCGATTCGATGGTTGAGGGTTCAAAAAGTTTAGGCTCACGCGGCGGGGCGGGGAGTCCGTTCTCCACATCCAGGCGGCGTTCGCGGTACTTCTCCGCGTCATACCCATAATCTGCCATGCCGCCACTGTACACCTTCCGCCCCTTACCCGCAACTCCAAACCTCAGGTTGGCGTTGTATGATAATATGGAGCAGGAGGTAGTCATGTCAGACTTTAGCGATCAGTGGAATGTGCCCGGTAACATGCACTACCAGCCGGAAACTCCGGTCGATACCGTTCTACGTGCTGTCACGGACTACATGCTCCGGGGCTACTGGCTGGCGTATGATCTAGACGGAAATCTAGCCTTCGTATCTAACCAAAATAATGCGGATGGGGTCCTCATCGGAGCCGATCCTGATGACACAGACGTGATCATCTACGGCAATGAAACCACCGAATTCGAATTCGACGGTGTAGGAACCATTTCGATTGTGAGATATAGCTGATGCCTGGAGAATTTCGTGTACGTATCCTCTCCCCCGAGGCTGCGGACGAACGTTATGTGCTGAAGTCCGACGTGGACCAGGATGGACCCCCCTCGGTGCTCTTCGTTCAGCCTACCACCCCCGACGCCGAGCTTGGCGTCCCGTATCTCTGGGTAGACACTAGCCAGACTGGAAAATTCACCTTTTGGGTTGAGGACGGAAACTGATGACTCTTTACAACGCTTTCGGAGACCTCCGCACGCAGAACACGGCAGTGGGCGGACCCGTCACCACCGCCACTCTTGGCGTCACCGTGGGGTCTACCCTTGAAATTGACACCGCCGACTCATCTGGCGTGCTGTTTTACCTCCGCGCAGGCGGTGCGGCGGGCGGTGTGATTGTGGTTGAAGGCATCATCAACCTTAGCGATACGCCCTCGTGGGCTCCCGTCAACGTTGTCCGCATGGATGCGGCCCCCGCCGTACTGACAGGCACACTAACCACGCTAGCAGCTAGCACCGGATACCGATACCGCGTAGACACAAACGGTCTCACGAGAATTCGACTCCGCGTCACCACCGTTCTCGGTGCTGCGATTGCTGCAATCGCATACCAGAAGCATATCGATGCGGAACCACTATTCTCCGTCAACGTCCCTTCAGGTACACAGCCTATTTCCGGTTCGGTATCTGCTACCTCTACCCCCATCGCGGGTACCCCCCTTTCGCTAGTCACGGCTGCTACTACTAACCTTACGTCGATCAAGGCTACGGCAGGTACGCTATTCGAACTCTCCATTTCGAATCCGACCGCCACCCCCGCATTCGTCAAGCTCTACAACAAGGCTAGCGCCCCCGTTGTTGCTACCGATGTCCCGATTGCGACCATCCCCATCGCAGCCGGTGCCTTTCAGGCGGTTGACCTTGGGGCCATTGGTAAGCGCTTCGCCCTAGGCATCGCTGTCGCCGTCACAGGAGCCGCTATCGCTACTGACGCCACCGCCACTGTCGCAGGTATTCAGATTCACGGAACATACATCTGATTACTAGCATCCCCGTATAGTACCAAAAAATCACTCAGTGCAGGGCTGATACAATAGTGGTACTATGAACGATCCCTTTGCCGCCCTGGAACCTGATCCGGACAAGATGTCCATCATGGAGCAGATCGCGCTGCTCCCTGAAGACGAGCAAGAGGCCGCTCTCGAAGGACTGGACCCGGAGTCCGTCCGGTGGGACTGGTCTCTTTGGTCGCGCCCGCAGCAGGTTCCGCCGAAGGACGACTCGTGGGACGTAGGGCTTGCGCTCGCAGGTCGTGGATTTGGTAAGACCAGAATGGCCTCGGAGTGGGTTCGTGAGAAGGCAAAGATGCCTACCAACGAACCGCTCCGATTCCTCCTTGTAGCCCGTACCGCCGCAGACGTTCGAGAAGTTATCGTTGAAGGTGAAGCTCTAGCTCTTGACACCCCCGTAGCCTCCCCCACGTCCCCTACCGGCTTCACCCCCATCGGGAAGCTGAAGAAGGGAGACATTGTTGTCGGCGGAGACGGCAATCCCGCCACCGTCACGAACGCCTTCCCGGTCCTGCATAACCGCCCCTGCTATGCGGTACAGGTCGCCGGGGAGTCCGAGCCTATTATTGCGGACGGCAACCACAAGTGGCTCGTACGCCGCCGCCACGGGCATTGGGGCACCGGACGATTCTCCAAGAAGAAGTACGTCATGACGACCGAGGAAATCCTTGCAGACCTTGACCGCCGCTACTATATCGAGCCGGTTGAAGTTCAGGGCGAGGACGACATCTACCTCCGCTATACCCCGTACAACGTCGGCCTGATCCTGGGCGAACAGCCTAAGGATACCGAATACACCGACCACACCGCCGAAACGCGCACGATCCCTGAGGACTACTTCTGGGCGGACCCGAAGACACGCGAGATTGTGCTGCGAGGCATTCTGGACGCCCGTCAGATTCCCGGCGAGGCTCACGAGATTCCTGGCACCACAACTACGCTGATTCGCCGCGATATTCGTCGTCTGGCTGCGTCCCTCGGGTATACGACCGGAGAATACACCCGCACTCAAGAACGGCCCTACGGCACCGCCTCGTGGAAGACTACACGCTTCGCTCGCAAGGGGGCGCTACGTGCGATTCAGTCTATCAAGCGTGTTGCGTCCGTGCCGGTGCGTTGTATCGAAGTCAACAGCCCCGACCACACATTCCTGATCCACAATACCTACGTCAAGACGCACAACAGCGGTATCATCGCCGTTTCCCCGCCAAGTGAGCGCCCCGAGTATCGACCGTCCATCCGACGCCTCATCTGGCCCAACGGTGCGCAGGCCTTCTGCACGTCTGCGGACGAGCCTGACTCCCTCCGTGGTGTGCAGGCACACTACGCCTGGGGTGACGAGCTTGCAGCGTGGCGTCAGCCTACAAAGGAGGGCGAGCTTTCCGCGTGGGATAACCTTCGTATCGCGACCCGTCTGGGACGCAACCCGCAGATTCTTGCTACCACTACGCCTAAGCGCGTGAAGGTGCTGTTCGATCTACTCGAAGAGAAGAAGAAGAATCCGCGCATTTGGACCACGAACGGTTCAACCTTCGACAACGCCGGTAACCTTGCCGGGGCCTATATGGACGCCATTACCGGCGTGTACGGCGGAACCAGCCTAGCTCTTCAGGAGCTTTACGGAAACATGCTGGAAGCCGTTGAAGGTGCGCTCTGGACTGACGAGATGATTGACGCCAGCCGCACCGACGAGCTTACCGCTATGAGTAATCTCCGCATCATCGGTGTGGACCCGACTGTGGCTGAAGAGCCTGGTGACGAATGTGGAATCGTAGTAGTTTCCGCAAGCGTTGACAAGGACCTCTACCGACGCCACGCTTATGTTCTCGAAGATGCTTCAGTGCAAGGCTCCCCTCAGGTGTGGGCACAGAAGGTCGTGGAGATGCACATGCGATGGGGCGCTCCCATCGTAGCCGAGGTCAACCAGGGTGGTGCGCTCGTAAAGAACGCTATCCACCAGATTGACCCCAGCATCCCGGTTTATGAGGTCCACTCAAAGGTCGGAAAGAAACTACGCGCAGAGCCTATTGTACTCGCCTACCAGCAGGGTCGCGTTCACCACTTTGGCCGTCACGTCGATCTGGAAACCCAGATGGTTACGTGGGAGCCCGAGTCAACCCGCAAATCGCCAGACCGCATTGACGCCCTCGTCCACGCGCTCACGGCACTGCTGATCGAACCTCCTAAGGGATTCTGGGCAGGCCCCATCCGCGCCAAGGGTGTAGCCGACCGTCAGATCAACCTAGGCGGGCTCAGAAACCGTACCGCTCGTACGGCACCAAGAGCCACAGGGTTCGGCGGTTTTTCGATTGGAGGCAACAGAAAGCGATGACTAGACGATCAGCGCGTGGGCAATCCCTCCCCACACATGAAATCAATTTCCTAAACGAACTCGAAGGATACGAGCTATTTGCGCGTGCGCGTATGCTGTACGCTCAGGGGTGGACGCTGCGTTCCATCGGAGAGGCGTTTGAGCCGCCGCGTGCGCGCTCAACCGTCCGATACTGGATCAACAGTCCCATTCCCATTGCGTCCGCGCACACGTCCCTTCCGACCGCACCCGTTCCGGTGCTTGCTACCGCTTCAGCAGCCGCCCGCATCCCGCGTCGGCACCTGACGCCGACCGAGTACTCGAAGATTGCTGAACTAGCACCCCTGGCTCGGAAGTACCGTGCGACTATGAATCCGGGCCACCAAAGTGCCCGAGCGAATAGAGAACTCACGGAACTGTGTGTTAGACTGCATCACACCGAGCGTGTCACGATCCGTGACCTTGCGGATGCCGCATCCGTAAGTTACCGCGCTATGGCCCGGAGAGTAAGTTGATCCGCGAAGACTCCTTCCCAGCAACCCTCGTGGTTACCGCTGCGGACTTTGAAACACCCGTCCACGAGCTAAAGAGCCGTCCTCCGACTCCTGGGGCCGCGTCCCTCAGCATCACCCGCGTCATTGTTACTGGTGATACGGTGATGGTGCTAGTTGACGACGTGGCGGGTCCTAAGGTAGTATTCCAAGAGCAGATTGACCCCACTACGCACTACAAGGGCACCATTCACGTTGATAGCTACGTTGTAACGGTCACCGGAAAGAAGCTCGCGTGGCGTAAGGATCAAGCCTGCGGCTGCGGCTCACGTCTGCGCAGCTTCCGCCCATTCAAGTACATGTCCAGCAGTAAGGACCCTGGCCCCAACGACTAATCAGGAATACCCTATGACAATCAGTATCCGATTTCCGGGCGAGGACTGGTACGGCGAAACGCACCACCCGCTAGAGCTAGGAAGCGGCATCCTCTGGATTCCAAACGATCTTGATATAGACGGGTACACGTATTTCGTCACCCAGGAAACCGAAGACGCACGCGATCTAGCTCACGAGGCCCTCGTTAAGGGGCTACTCGAAGTCATGACCAAGCCGATTGAAAGAATAGACGAGTGACCTTCGCTAGCATCCGCGCCCAAGTCGATGCGCTCCCTGAACCGGAGCGCACGGCTCGGCGTATGCTCTATTCGGATTCTCAGTGGGAGAATCTGTGGGAGTTGAACGCTTGGCCCCACCAGATTCCTCCGCTAGGCGACAGTTGGACGAGTTGGACCGTGATCGGCTCCAGAGGCGAAGGTAAGACGGTAGCTGGATACAAGTGGCTAGAACAGAAGTTCCTCTACTCGAAGGCGGAGCGGTGCTTGGCGATTCTCAGCCACTCAAAAGAGATAAACAGAATTGCAGAGTTTGTCCGCTCTACGCTCTACGATATGGCTGTCATTGAAGCATTCCAGATTAAGAGAACTCAGGGTACCTCTGTGCGGTTCGAGCATAAGCAGGGCGCACCAAAAACCTCCCTCTTTATCGTCTCCGAGCAGTCTTTCAGTGAGGCTCGCGGGTACGCGGCAGATTATGACTACATCTGGGCCGACGAAATCGAAGATGCTACCCAGATCATGCATCAATTCCCGCTGACCAAGCAATTTGTATTCACGCAACCAACAAAGCTACCTGCCGAGACCATTCTCTCGCGTGCCGGGGCCTCAAGGAGAATCTGACATGCGCGACCTGATCCGCTTCGTAGTATTCCTACTCGCTGTCTATCGACTTTCTCGCCTGATCATTGAGGATGAGATTGCTGATGACGTACGGGAGTGGGTTTTCGCTCACACCAAAAACGGGGGTAAGCTCCAATACCTCATCACCTGTTACTGGTGCACGAGTTTCTGGGTAGCAATTCCCCTCGCGATTCTGTACATTCGCTCCCCTAATGGTATGATGGTAGCTGGACTGCCCCTAGCCGGGTCCGCAGTCACAGGCTTCCTAGACCAGAAGGTAGGATAATGGCGAACCCTTTCCGCCGAGAACCCGAAAATCGGGGACCCGACCCCGTAGCGTATAACGCTATTCGACCCCTGACGGCTGCTGCAACGCGCGTAAACCTCAAGGACCGCTCCGAGGCTGACCAGTTCCGCGCCCGCCAGGGTTCGCAGATGATCGCGATCCAGAACGCCGCGTGGGAATACTACGACGCCATTTCTGAAGTCAAGTATGCATTCAACCTCGTAGCTTCCGTTGTTTCTCGCATCCGTCTGTACGTGGCTGTGGTGGAGAATCCCGCCGAGCAGCCGGTACCTCTGGACCAGTCCGAGAAGATCGACCCAGACCTAGCTGACGCCGCACGCCGAATGCTAGAGCGCCTTGATTCCGCTTTCGGCGGACAGGCTGGACTTCTCCGTGATGCCGCGCTCAACCTCGCTGTTGCCGGTGAATGCTACCTGGTACAGATTCCCGAGCGTCCGGGGCAGGGCCTCCGTGAAACGTGGGACATCCGCTCCGTAGATGAACTCAAGGTTGACGCTAAGGGCAACTACGCGATCTACCCGCGCCGTGACATCAAGCCGAGCAGCGGTAGCGCCGCTCTGCCTAAGGGTGCCGTGCCGCTGCCTGGCGGCGCATTCATGGGACGCATTTGGCGTCCGCATCCCCGGTTCTCCGAGGACGCAGACACGAGCATGATCGGCCTCCTGGCCCTCTGCGAAGAGCTTCTGCTTCTGGACCGTACGTTCCGTGGCTCACACCGCAGCCGCCTGAACGCCGGTATCTTCTATGTACCTGACGGTCTGTCTACGGCCAACCAGCCTGATCCGAACCTCTTCGCGGACGAGGATGAGGACCAGCCCACACCTGAGGACACCGCTGACGCATTCCAGGAAGAGCTTCTGCTTGCCATGTCCACCCCCATTGAGGATGAAACTAGCGCCGCCTCCGTCGTGCCGCTGCTTATCCGTGGTCCGGTGGAACTCGGTAAGGAACTCAAGCACATCACGTTCAGCCGCCCCTTCGATGACTCGATGGTGGCGCGCGCTGACCGCGTGCTTGATCGCATCCTCCAGGGTCTCGATGTCCCTAAGGACACCGTTACCGGTCTGGCGAATGTCAAGTACTCGAACGCTGTGCAGATCGATGAGTCCCTATACAAGGCGCACATTGAGCCGATGCTTCTGCTCCTGGCTGACGCATTCACCGCTGTATACCTTCGCCCCGCGCTGCTGGATGACGGCTGGAGCCAGGCTGACGTAGCCAAGATCACCGTTTGGTATGACGCCTCCGCTGTAGCTACTCGTAACGACCGCGCGGCTGACGCCGACTCCGGTTACGACAAGAAGGCTATCTCTGGAGACACCTGGCGTCGTGCTCACGGCTTCGCAGACCAGGATGCCCCCACCGGAAAGGAACTCGTTCTGCGTATGCTCGTGGACGGCACCATCAGCGAGCCGCAGCTTATGGAGGCGCTTCTCCGTGTGCTGGCTCCGGATGTCATCGATGCTGCGCGTGGTGCAGGACAGGCAAACAGCGTGGCACCCATTCCGGGTGAGGCGCTAGACATTCTGAACGGCGGTACGGGTGCAGTTGACCCGGAAGCGCCTACAGGCGATGCCCCCACAGCCCCGTCCCCGATTGACGTGGGCCAGCCCGAGGGCGCACCGGCTATCGACCCGATGTCGCCTGAGACTCCCATCCCAGATGAGCCCGTTGCCCCAGGCGATGACGCTCCGCCATTTCCCCTAGCAGAACCCGGCCAGTAGCCGAACACTCCCCCTGTCGTCTGGTACGATAGGGGGAGTCTATTCAACGCCCTAAAACAAAGGACGACGTAGTGTCTGACACTTTTCTTTCCCTGAGAGCCCTCACCGCAGCCGGTGGAAACTCTCGTGCCGCCCGTGCCCTTCGAGTCAAGCTCCAGTGGCGTGACCGTAAGGGTCAGTGGATCGAGATGGGCCGTGGTGCCAAGTTCAAGGTGCGTGGCGCTGACGGTGCCGCGCGTTCCGTGATCGGCTCATTCGTTGGAGCCATTGACGAGAAGACTGGGCAGGTTTACGTCTCCAAGGACCCGAACGGCCTGCCTGACGGGTTCTACAACGTAGATTCCGCCAACGCCGAGAAGTTCGCCGCAACGCTGAACTCCAGCGAGGCACCCGCGTCTTCTGGCGGCAGCGTAGGGGAGCGCGCCTCCGAGAACATCCCCAGCATCAATGAACTCACCGTAAAGGGTGCCCCTGAGGGCTGGAACGCTCTCCCCGGCACGTTCGGCGGCAAGAAGGTTATCGAGACCGAAGACGGCGACTTCCGTATTCACTTCGGCGGTAAGGACGAGACCGTCCTACTCGAAGACCACCGCGCCAACCCAGGTGTGGCTGACCCGCAGCGCTCTGTTGCTGAGGCGTTCAAGCGTGTCGGTGACGTTGACGCTAAGCGTGAAGAGACTGGCGACAAGGCGTACGCCACACTCGGTACCGAGGAAGAGAACGCTGCTGCGCTCCAGAACCGTGACCGCGACTCCAAGATCGAGCAGATCAAGGGCAATGAGCGCACGCTTATGAACGAGCGCGCTCCGCTCGGTGCAAAGCAGACCGCTATGAACGCCAACGAGGCCCTGAAGAAGGAACTCGCAGACGCAGGCGAACCGTACGACCCGGACGGCAACGACTCAGACGAGGCCGTAGCGGCGCGCAAGGTTGCGGCTGCTCAGGCTCCTGCTGGCGACCCCGCACTGGCAACCACAGGCGAGATTGACCTCGACACATTCGATGTGGCACCTGAGGGCTTCCTTATCCCTACAGGAAAGAGCACCAACGACCTGACCCCCGAGGGCCTCGCCAACTTCATGACGGCGGAAAAGGAAGCACTTGGCAAGGGCGGGGCGCGTCTAGTCGTAGATACAGATGCCGGTACGGCTGAAGTTTATAACTCGGCTGACACACTCGATAACGCTAAGGCTCAGGCTGGAGGCCTGGGTACCGACACCGTACTGGACCTCAAGTCGGGGCAGGCTGTTTCTGTCTCCGATGGTGCAGTAGACCCCAATTCCCCCGACGTAAACCCCAATCTAGACGGAGATACCTCCGCTGACGCACCCTCTGGAGGCGCAGACAATGCCCAAGACAGTAATCCCGATGCCGTCGAATCTGAGCCAGCTAGCCCCGGAGCAGATGCTCCAGCTAGCGACCAGCCTGACGGCGAAGCTGACCGGGCAGGAGACGCCCCAGCAGCCGACAGCCCCCCAGCAGACGCCCCCGCAGGCGACTCCGAACCAGCAGGAGAAGGTAACGAAGCCGAATCCGGGTCCGATGACGCCGACAGCGCAGAATCCGACTCCGGCGAAGGCAGCGGTGAAGGAAGTAGTCGCCCCGAACCCGGCTCAGTAGAGGACCTAGAGAACCGCCGCGCCCAGGTGCAGTCGGCTCTCGACGTTGCTGGTGACCCGAAGGATATCGTTGCGCTCAATGAGCAGGCGGATGCGCTTGATGTTCGTATTGGCCGTATCAACGGACAGCAGACGGACATCAACGGCAACACGCAGCCGTGGAACGCGGATATCAACAAGATCAATTCCGACATCATGTACGGGCAAGGCCAGGCCCAGCCGCTTGAGCGCGCCCCCAGCCAGGATGTCTCGGACCAGATGTCCAAGAACGAGGAAGAGCGTCAGGCACTACTCAAGGAACTGAGTGACGCCTACGACGAGATTGACTCGATGAAGAATGATCCTGAGGGGTCGGAGTTCCGTCAGAGCCTCGTAGAGGACCTGGAAGACCGCATTGCCGAGGTTGAAGGTAAGATTCTCCCGAAGCTGGAGAAGCAGTACGCCACACTCAACAAGAAGCTGGATCAGATCAACGGTGTACAGGCGCTAGATTTCCGCGCGAACCGTTCCGGTACGCCAGCCAAGCGCACCCCCGCCGCTCCTAAGGCGGTTGAAGAGGTTGTCCCTGAGGCACCGGCAGAACCGTCTATCGCGGATCGCCTTGACGAGGCGTTCAACAAGACGGACGCCTGGTCCGACTCCAACGTTGAGCGCCGTGAGCGTGCCGCGCTACGTGTTCTTCGTGACGAGGCCCGCAAGGGTGACGTGTCGAAGGGTATTGCACGTCTTTCGCTGGAGGAAAAGCTCGCGCTCTCCCCGGAGATTGCAGAACTGGTTGGAATGGGCAAGCTGCCCCCTCAGCCGCTCACCAGCACGAAGAAGGGTGACCGCGTAGCTGTAGGTTCGCCTGACGGCAACATCGGCATCGTCACGGACCCTTCCGATAAGCCTCGCGGATTCTCCACCGTGCAGATGGAGAACGGCGAGCGTGGCGGTGGAAACTTCCCGAACAACCGTCTCTTCGCCCCGTCCGAGGCTACAGACGAGCAGCGTGCGGATCGTGCCGAGGTCGAGAACGATGACCGGGCTAACGAGCGTGCCGACCTACCTGTCTCAGAGCCCGCTGACGAGCTTGAGGGCCTGGAGGCACCGGAGACCGCTCCTGACGCCCCTGAGGTCGCTGACGAGGCTCCTGCGGCCCCTGAGGCTGTAACGCCGCCCGCAGACTCCCCGGAAGTTCGTAAGAAGCTTATGGATATCCGCGCAGCGTTCGCTCGCGGTGCTAAGTCGCAGTCGATGAAGAAGTACGAGGGCTTTGACGGGATCGATAAGGCGCGTGAAACATTCCTCGCTTCACCAGCTATGCGTAAGTACGCCGACGATCCTCAGATGCAGACGCTTCTGGAGAACGCCTTCGGTGACGGCTGGGTAAATGACGGAGACATCCCTTTCCGTGAGCGTGTCGCAGAGTGGCGTAGCGATCTAACAGGCGAGCCGCTGCCTGACGCTGTTCTGGAGTCCCCGCCTGTATCCGCCCCGGAACGGCCCGCCTACCAGGAGCCAGGCGACCCGGAGATGGTCAGAGTCAACCGCGCCGAGCTAGACGCTATCGACCAGGAAATCGAAAATGAACTGGCGCTCGCTGAGGCTACCGAGAACGATCCGATGGAGCAGGCTGGGCACCTTAGCCGTGTTCGTACGCTTGAGCGCCAGCGTAAGGTCTACCAGAATGCGCTTGACCGCGCCCTCGGCAACAGCCCGATGGACTTCAACGGTGAGCTTGACTGGAACATGCGTAAGCCGGAAAACCGTGGAAGCCTTCCTGAGGCCCCGCCCGCACCCGCTCCGGAGCCTGAAGCGGTTCCTGAGGCGGACACGCCTGCCGTTCTGGACGATTCAATCGAGTCCGCTCCGATCCCTGCGCCAGGCGCAGAGGATGGTGTCGAGACAGACCTGGTGGGTGTTGATCCGAGTGCACTCCGCGAGGGTGACTACATCCAGCACCCCGAGACGGGCAACATCATTCGTATTGAAGATATCGAAGTTCGTCACTACCCCGAAGAGGAAGCTTCGAAGTATTCGATCAACTACTCATCGAAGAATGATGCTGAAGAGGCCGAGAACGCTGCTACGGATAACGTAGAGATTTGGTCCACCGAAACTCTCGACACCTACAAGGGGTGGGGTCCGGACACAAGCGAACCCGCCGCGAAGCCTGCTACACACGAGGAGGCTCTCGCGGCCTACGACGCCGCCGATGCGGACTACCAGCACGCGCTTATGCAGGAGGATTATGATCCTGCCGAGGTAGAGCGTCTGGAAGACATTCGCTGGGAGGCTCAGAAGGACCTGTGGGAGCTTGAAGACGCCCAGGGCGAGGAAGTCGCGCCTGAAATTCAGGAGATTCTGGACGAGCTAGATGCGGACCCCGAGAACGACCGCATCGAGCGTGCCGCTCAGGCGATGTTCGAAGAGTACAAGGAGCAGCAGGCCGAAGAGGCGGGTCCCGAGACAGTCGAAGAGGTCGGAGACGACGCACCCGCACAGTCTGAGGTTGCCGCTGTCAACTCTGAGCTAGCCGACCGCGATGAGATTGAGGGTCAGGTTGACGTAGCCGAGGGTCTGGGCGGTCTCTACGATGGTGGAGACGACCCGTACGATGTAGAGCCTGGAAACGACAACAAGGTTGCCGCGCTCAAGGCGAAGCTGCACGGTAAGGACCTCACCCCGGAGGAAGAGGCTGAGCTAAACGAGGCTCTAGATTCCGGTGTACTTTCCGACAGCCAGGTCGCACGTATCGATGCGGAGATTTCCGCTAAGCCGAACCGTGCCAACACGACCACCATTGCACGCCCGGATACCGAGCAGCCCGAGTACCTGTCTACCGCTGACGTAGACATCGTAGATGCTGAGCGCAACGACCCGAACTTCGTCTTCGATGAGGACCTGACGTGGCGCAAGATTCGCGAAGAGTTCCCGGACGCCGTTGAGCTTGAGAACGGTGACCTCATTCTGGAGACCGTTTCCAACAAGGGCAAGCGCTACGACACGATGATCCGTCGCACCAAGAAGAACCGCTTCCTGGTTTACGTCATGGAGACCGATCAGAAGGGTAACCGCCGCGCCAAGCGTATCGGTAACACTGAATGGCACTCGTATGAGGCGCTCGAAAAGCGCATCACACAGGGTCGCGTTCTGATCAACTCGAAGAGCCCCGCTGGATCGCTCGCACGCCGTAAGGACCAGCCCACCGAAAACCTCGGCACCCAGGGCTTCCCGCAGGACGACTTCCTCGGTGACATCGGAAACGTAGACGCCGCCGTACCCACAACGGGTGACGAGAAGTTCGATGCGCTCCTAGAGGTAGCCGCTAAGCACATCCGCGATGCCGATGTAGACATCGAGGGCCTCCGTGAAGCTCTCGAAGCAACCGACCCCGGCGCTAATGCTGTCAACACAATCATGCAGGCTATCATCGGTCGCGCCCAGGACAACTACCGTCCTGACGGTGTGGCTCCGTGGCAGACCTACGATGGTGAGACGGCTGAGGTCGGCGGAGAGTACGACTGGACCGACTGGCACCAGGAACTCGACTGGTGGCTCCCGGACGGCACGCTCAACCCGAACCGCAAGCCGAACCCCACCTACGGTGAGGTCCACCGCGTCAAGGTCATGGGTTACGTCAAGGAGAACACTGACGGTAAGGGCCACACCTACGGTGACCACGTTTGGGTCTCGGTTTACGACCCCAAGAATGGTACGTGGGGTAACTGGACAAAGCGCTCCGCTCAGACGCTCCGTGCTGCCGACTCGGGCTCTGAGCCGGGTCTGCCGTTCTTCTCCAAGCGTGAAGAGTGGCGCTCCAGCCCAGAGGCCCTAGCTCGCCGCTTCCGCGTCCCGGAGGTTGCACCGGAAGAGCCCGTAAAGACGCACGCGCGCCCTAAGGGTGACCTGCCGCAGAGCCGCCGTCTTCGCTTCACCAACGGTGGAAGCCTCGCCGGGTACGGCAACGTTCCGGTCCCGAACAGCCCCGCTGCAATCATCGAGAAGATTACCTCGAAGGAGGTCACGCCCCGGATTCGTCCTGCTCGTGAGGCTCGTCCTGGTATGATGGTCGTCCGTATGGATGATGATGGAAACCAGCACGTAGATTCGATTATCCGCGTCGAGAACATCGGTGACGGTGGCTACCGTATCCACGCAGCACGTCCTGACGGCAATGGTTACGCCGATGTAGACAGCTTCGTGGTGCCGGGGGACGCTGACATCGCGCTGTGGACCGCTCCCGAGCTTCCTGCCCCGAAGACCCCTGAGAACCCGAACACCCGCCAGGGTGAGGTTGTCGTCTTCGAACAGGACGGCGAGCCGGTAGCCGGTGTAGTCGCTTTCGATGACGGTGAGGGTACGCTGACCGTTTCTACCAGCGATGAGGTCGTTGACGTACCGGCATCCGCAGTAAAGGCCCCGGCTGGGGGTGCATACCCCTCGGTCGAGTTCCTGGAGGCTGAAATCGCTAAGGCGGAAGAGGACCTCAAGCGGATGGGTAACGGTCGCGACTCGTTCATCAGCAGCCGCATCACCCGTCAGCGGATTTCGATCATGAAGGATATGATCACGCTCGCTAAGCAGGACTGGAAGACACCAACCCCGGTCCTCGTCCACAACGGCAAGGTCGCATCGGTAGCGCAAAAGGACGGCAAGTATGGTCCGTACTACGTACTGACCGACGAAGCCGCCGAGGCCTACGGCAAGCGGTTCTTCAGCCCCTCGCAGGCGCGTAACGGCGCGGAGCGTGACAAGGCTAAGGGCTTCACCTACGAGGATGTCATGGCCCCTGTACGCATCCGTCCGGGCGGCACCGACTGGGATATCGATGCTAAGAACATGCTTGGCAAGAATATTTCTGATATCCTCGAAAGCGATGTCACACCGTCCACACCGGGCGCTGAGCGTCAGGAGCTTATCGAGGTCGCGGACACCGCTGCGGTTCCTTCGTCACTTCGTGATCTGATTCGCCGCTGGGCGCTGAACCCCAACGTGTCGTCCTCTGAACTGTCTCAGGTGCTCGACATCATGAAGGGATTCAACGCTGGTAGCGGACTAGAGCGTTTTGTTGATAGAATCCTTGATATGCTCGGTGTTCCCGACCAGTCGCGCTTCGACAGCTTCTATTCAAACTAAGGAAATCATGTCAAACTACACCATCCTACGCGGTGAGCCGGGGGCTGTCACAGCCCCGGCCACCGAGCCGGTCTACGCCGCGACTCTGCTCGTAAATGAGGGCGGGGATGAGGTTGTTATCGCATCTCCCGATGGATTCGAACCTCTTCCCGTGTCTCGCATAGACGAGGACGGTAATTCTGGTAGACTTATACTGGTCACGGATAGAGCCAAGTACAACTGGCGTCCAATCCGTGAGGCCGATGGTATCTGGATTTCCCGGCATGCTATCCCCCTTCCAATCGAGGCCCTACCGGGCATTGCAGTTTCAGGAGACATCGTGGCAAAAGAAATCCTAAGCGCGTTCAGCGATAGCGACTCCCCTTACGTCCTCGGCGTAGTCTTCGAGACTGCCGATGGTAAGTGGGTTCGCTCGGGTGGGCAGTTCCTCCCTATCGCTGGTGACGACACAACGTACGACACCATGGATCGCATCGTAATCGACCCCGCCAAGGCATCCGACTTCCTAGACCTGTACGACCGAAACTATGTAACGGTTTCGGACGCTACGGGCTATGAGTCCGCTGTCAGCGAGTAATAAGAGAGTTTCATGACCGAGTTTATTGGGCAACATCGCAATAGTGTGCTCTTCTCTGACGCGGAGAAGAAGAACGCTGTCATTATCGATTCCCGCATTTCGCTGGTAGTCGCTTCTGGATCATATGATGAGCTATCCAGCGTACGAGAGTGGGGCGATGGAGAGTTTTCAGCGACCGACCTTGAACTCGCTACAACCGTGCTATCCCTTCCGGAGAATCCGGAGCCGACTGGGCGCATGTACACGATCCCTCGTGGTGCGCAGACTAACGCCCGCAAGGCGCTGACTGCCGCTGCTGACGAAGGTTCTGTGCCCCGCTATATCGGAACGCTCCTTGCTGCGGGTGGGCAGGTCTCCTTCAACGAGCTTGGGCTTATTGCCAGCTTCTTCGAACACCGCGAGGAAGAGGATTCCACACTGTGGCGACTCTATGGCGGTGCGCCCGCGAAGAAGTGGGCGACCTCTATCTTCGAGCGTGAGGCGCTGACGGCTTCCGCCCCGCCTGCTCCTGAAAATCTTGCTCAGCTACTTGCTGACAATCCCGAGGCTGGACCGGAATTCTTGGTCCGCCTTTCCACTGTCACAGGCATCATGGATCGCCTGTACCGCATCGACCTAGACAAGCGCACCTACGTCTGGGACAACTCCGCGTGGACCGACCTCGGACAGACCGAGTGGTCTATTTGGGACTACGACTTTGCCCTAGACGGCAAGCAGCCCAATATCGATCAGACACATATCATGATCGACCCCGAATCTGCCCTTCATGCAGCCTCACTTATTTCCAAGGGCGCTACGACCTTCACGGTCGAAGACATTTCGCCGCTGGAAACCATGCTCGCCACCGAAGCTCTCGCGGACGAAGACTGGGAACTCGTAGACGCCGCGATGGTTGCAGCCGCCCCCGCCCCCGATGCCCCCGCTACGGACAGCGAATATACGGACAAGGAGCGTGCCGATAACGCCTCCAAGCAGATTCGTGACGGCTCAGGCCAGTTTGCCAAGATGGGCTCGTCTGTTGTCGTCAACGGAAACCCGCAGACGGTCGGAAAGATCACCCGGCTATTTCCCGCTAACGGTATGGTTGAGGTTGCACTCACCAATGGTACCAAGGTTGTTGTTCCTGGCAACCAGGTCGAGGCCTCAGACCGGATTCCGGTTCCAGGTAAGCCTCTAGAGCAGCCGCAGGTAGACTTCAGCGGAATCCTAGCGGAGCCCCGTACGCCTATCGACCGTGATATCGCTCAGCTTCCTGGCACACTTCCGCGTCTTACGCGCAAGGACCTGAAGGACATCATCAGCAACTTCCCCTCGTGGGTGAAGAGCCAGCGTGACTCCTTCAAGCCGCTCAATGGTCCAGTAGGCCGCGCAGCCCAGGGGCGTGCCACGTCCTCGCGCGTCACCAACGTCAAGAAGTTCGAGCACCCGCTTCTTGATCGTTGGCTGAAGAGTCGCCCGGTCACAGCCGCCGCACCGGCACCCGTCGTACCTTCAACTGAAAAGCCGGTTGAAGTTTCGCCTGAAACTTCCGACGTACAGCCGGTCTATATGGCGGTCGTCTCCCCCGACGATCCCCGCGCTGTGTTCAAGCTCATCAGCCTGGTCCCCGCATCCTCGCAGTCAAACCAGCCGATGGTTTACTCTCGTGAAGACGGCGAGTGGAAGCGCGATGAGGCCACCATGAATGACCTCAAGTCGGCCACACCGCCGCCTGTGGTTGCTCTTGACGGCGACACGCTCGATGACGTTCTCGTGCAGGTTGACGGCACGCAGGAGCTTGGCGAAGAGGCACCTATGGCCGCTGAGGCTGTGCCCGTCCCGACCGAGCCAGACCCGGTAACTGCAAGCGCGGTTGATGAATCGCTGGCGCTAATGGTTCTCTGGGGTCCGAGTAAGAACATCATGCAGCAGGCTCTTGTAGCTGCTGGTGGTGCTGACCGTAACCGTGGTGGTGCTGAAAAGCTTCGCCGCTATTGGCTTCACGGTGATGGTGCCGCTAAGATTCGCTGGGGCACCCCCGGCGACTGGACTCGCTGTGTCCGCCAGCTTACGAAGCACCTAGGCCCGCGCGCCAAGGGCTACTGCGCTCTCCGTCACAAGGAAGCCACAGGCATGTGGACTGGTGACAAGAAGCACATGCAGAAGTTCTCCGCGAACACACCGACCACAGTCGATTCCACTGACGTGATTGTGCCGCAGGAGGCCATTCTGGCTGCTGCTTTCCAGAATGCTCGCGCGCAGATTCTCCGCAACCGTGTACTTACGGCATCCGCTGCGTCTAACCCCCTGAACGCGATCTACCCTGACGGCGCAGAAGGTTTGGAGGCTGCGGTAACTGCCGGTGCCGCTGGCGCTATCACTGAGGTTGGCGGTCGGTTCCTGATCCCGCTCGTCATTCCTGAAGAGCTAGAGTCTGGAGACGGACGTGAGGTCGATAAGTACGCGCTCGATACGCGCAACCTGCCCCTGCCGCTCATGTGGCAGATTCAGACTGGTGAAGGACACAACGGCGCTGTAGTCGTCGGTCGTATCGACTCCATGGGCCGTACGCCCAATGGTATCGGTATGGCTATGGGCTACTTCGATGTAGGCCCATACGGACGCGAAGCTGAGCGCATGGTACGCGCCGGAATGCTGCGTCACGTATCCGCTGATATGGACAAGTTCGAAGCTGAAGCTGAAGAAGCCGCCGAGCGTGACGGTAAGAAGATCAGCAAGGCTAAGCTGTCCATTAAGAAGGCGCGAGTCATGGGTGCTACAATAGTAGCTAAGCCTGCTTTCCAGGAGTGCACAATCGAAATGGCACCCCTACGCACTCTGACCATGGAGGATGACGTGCTCCCAGACGGTATCATTACCGAAGAAGTGGACCCGATGGAGGCGGTAGCCCTTGTAGCTGCCGGTTACATCGCGGACGCTATCCCGGTTGTACCCCCGCGCGCCTGGTTCGAGAACCCGAAGCTGCGCCGCCCGACACCGCTTACAGTGGACGACAATGGTCATGTCTTCGGTCACGTTGCAGCATGGGGCACCGCCCACATGAATGCAGCGCTGAACGGCGTCAACCCGCCTCGTTCCGCTAGTGGCTACGCCTACTTCAACAAGGGTGTTGTCCGCACGGATGACGGCTCCGACGTTACGGTCGGACAGCTTACACTCGTAGGCGGTCACGCGGACCTACACTTCAGCGCCAACGAGGCGGCTCGCCACTATGACGATACTGCATCCGCATTTGCAGACGTTCACGCTGGCGAAGACGACTTCGGCATCTGGGTGGCAGGAGCCCTGCGCCCTGGCGTCACCGCAGAACAGGTTCGCGCGATCCGCGCATCTACGCCGTCTGGTGACTGGCGTCCGATCCGTGGCAAGCTGGAACTCATCGCGGTCTGCCAGGTCAACGTCCCCGGCTTCCCCATCGCTCGCGCTATGGTCGCGTCGGGACACACCATGGCTCTTGTAGCCGCTGGTGCCTCCACGCTCGCACACCTTCGTCCCGACCCCATCCTGGACCTGGCTCGCCGCGTACAGGAGCTTGAGGCTGCGGCTTCCCCCGCTGACCAGGGAATTGACGCTCGTGTAGCGTCCGTCCTAGCGCGCATGGAGACGCACAAGGCTCGCCACGATGACGAACTGGCTGCAAAGTCTGAAGCGCTTATGGCTCGCATGGCAAACTTCGGTTACGTATCGAAGCAGTCCCGCGAACAGGCCGCAGACAAGGGCGAGGCGCTTCCTGACGGTTCATTTCCGATCCGGAATGTCTCGGACCTGAAGAACGCTATCAAGGCGTACGGACGGGCCAAGGAGTCGGACAAGAGCAAGGTTCGCAAGCACATCATGAAGCGTGCGCGTGCCCTTGGTCACGCTGACCTAATCCCTGAGGAGTGGACCCACGCCGCTTCTGCTGCCCTCACCGCTTCGGTGATGAGCATGCGTGAGCGCGTAGAAGCCGCCCGCAATGAGACCGCCCTCGTAGCTTCCGTGAAGGAAGACATCGACAAGCTCACCCCCGCACAGAAGCAGCGCCTCATCAGTGAGCTTCGAGCTAAGGGCGAGGAAATTCCGGAGTCTCTAGCCCCAAAAGCACCGGGGGCTGATCCCGGACGGGACCAGCCCGCCAAGTACAAGCCGGGATACCAGCCTCGTGATTACAACGGACAGTTCAAGCAGGTTCTAGCACGTCTCAAGGAAGACCTCGGAGACAGCGAGAACCAGGATATCGTGGAGAGCATTGAAGAGATTTCCTCCGCTCGCGCGGGAGACTACGCGGAGTCGGTACGTGCCGGTCTGGACCTAAAGAGCCAGCTTGACCGTCTCGATTCTGGTGCGCTAAACAAGGACGCCATTGGCTCCATCCGTGAAGCGTCTCGCGATCTAGGCAAGGCAATCTCCAACCTGCCGCTGCCCTTCCAGAATCAGGCTGCAAAGCTTCGCTTCTCGGACCTGCCTCCCACCCTCCGCGACCTGATGGAGGACCTCGTAGACCGCGTACACGAGAAGATCGGCGCTAAGGAAGGCCAGATCGCCACGCAGAAGCTCCGCTCATTCATGAGTGGGGGCGACCTGTTCGCTCAGTCTGATATCTCCCGCGAAATGTCACGATTCCTGCGACTACTGACCTGACCACAGACCCAGGAACCCGGACCAGTCTACTCTCTGGTCCGGTTTTCTGCTTTCTGGAGGTACTGAATAGCGGCGTAGAGTCGTTCGGGATCGTCCTTGAAATTCCCCAGTCCTGTATTACAACCAAGGCAGAGGTATCCGCGCACGACTCCTGTGGCGTGGTCGTGATCTACATGGGGTGTTGTGGTGAAAGGATCGCCGCAGGATTCGCAGGACCCGGTGTGTTCACGCCCGAGCATCTGTATTCTGCGCTCTCGCGCCGTAACTCGGGGATTGATATTTCTAGCCGTATACGTAGGCGAGTTGCGACAGATCATACGTCGTTCACCATTTCGTCCTGGCCGCGACTTCAGAGTTCCGGGGCCGCATTCGATACAAGCGCCGTCTACATTTCGATGAATCCATTTACCCATAGCAGTATTGTACCGTAAAAATGCCACCCCCTTTGGGTGGCATTTTTCTGGCTAAAAACACACCCTTGTACAGACATGTTATGATAGTACACAGGTCAAGTGCCAAGATGCCTCTGAGCGCATCGCGATCCCTTACCCCCGACATCCACCAAAGACAACAAACCGTTTGTTGTTATTAACTGGCCTGAAGGAGGTTAACGTGGATCACATCAAGGCGCAGCTAGACAATCTAGCAGAAGCTACCGATGAGCAGATTACCGCCCTAGAGGCGAGCATCATCGCTCAGTTTGATGAGTTCGCAGAAGCCGACCGCACTGCACAGTCAGTGGACGCGATGAGCGAGCTTGCAGACATGCTCGACTCTGTGCGTGGAGAAGTAGTCCGTCGTGAGGCACAGGCTGAAGAGCTTGAGGCCCGCGCATCGGAGGCTGCTAGCCGCGTACACGGTGGCGCTGAGGAAGAGATTTCTGAAGAGGAAATCCCTGCCGAGGACGCACCCGAGGACGAGGACGATGTTCCCGTCACCGCATCCGCTGAGACTGAAGAGGTCGAAGTACGCGAAACACCCGAAGAAATTCCCGCAGTAGAGGCTCCCGTTGAGGAAGTCGTTGCTGAGGAAACGGTCGAAGAGGCCACCCCCGAGGCAGAGGCCCCGGTTGAGGAAGAGGTTGTAGTTGAAGCCGCTCCTGAGACCGAAGCATCCGTCGAAGAGGTCGTAGAAGAGACCACCCCCGTCGAGGCAGAGGCCGCAGTCGAAGAGACTGTTGCAGAGGTCGAGGCACCAGCCGAAGCAGAAGCTTCAAATTCCGAAGTAGAACCAACTATTGAGTCTGAGACTCAGGAAGAGGCACACACCGTGACCGCATCAGTCGAGGGGCTTTCCGCTCCTGCTGACCGCGCCGTAGACCTCCAGGTTACCGAAGCCCCCGTAGCCATTGTGGCGGGTGCCGACATTCCTGGTTACTCGGCTGGTCAGCCCATTCTAGACAAGCTGGGTGTCGCTAAGGCGTTCACCGAGCGCCTACACACACTCCGCCGTGCAAACGGTGGAGACGGAGAGCAGCACACCGTTGCCTCCTTCCAGTTCCCGTACGCTGAAGAGCGTTCCCTGGTTGCTGGTGCAGCCGAGGACAACGGCAAGAAGATCGCCGCGTTTGCTGAAGAGCACGCTGCAATCGTTGCTTCTGGTGGATTCGGTACGCCGAGCCCCCAGCGCTACGACATCTTCGGCTTCGGTACCGACGCACGTCCCGTCAAGGACTCCCTGCCGAAGTTCCAGGCTGACCGTGGCTCCATCAGCTACATCGAGCCCCCGCAGCTAGCGGACTACGCAGACGCCGTTGGTGTCTGGACGCCTGACATGGACGAGGCCGCTGCCGGTAACGGTGGCTCTGGTGCCGATGTCGTGAAGAACCTTCTCGTTGTAACGGGCGCACAGACCCGCTACGCTGAGATTGACGCTATCACGCTTCAGCTTCAGATCGGTAACCTGCTTTCCCGCGCGTACCCCGAGCTAGTCGCTCGCCACAACGAGCTTGCTCTCATCCAGCACGCACGTCTGGCTGAGAAGACCATCCTCGCCAAGATTTCCGCAGGTTCTACTCAGGTTACGGCTCCCGCCGTCCTCGGTGTAGCTCGCGACTTCCTGGTCACGGTTCGCAAGGCTGCTACGCAGTACCGCTCGCGTCACCGCCTGCCGCTGGAGACCCCCCTCCAGTCCATCATCCCCAACTGGCTGTTCGAGGCTATCGCTAGCGACCTCACGCTCCAGATGCCCGGTGATGACACGCTCGGCGTAACCACTGGAGAAATCCGTGGCTACCTTTCCGGTTCGAACGTCTCCTTCGTGGCGTCGTACGACCTGAACGAGTTCGGCGTACAGGGTCCTGGCGTTCTCAACTCCTGGGACCCGGACGGAACCGGCGCAGTCACCTTCGACTGGTTCCTGTTCTCCGAGGGCACCTGGCTGTTCCTTGACGGTGGAACTCTCGACATCGGAATCGTCCGTGACTCGGCTCTTGTCGGCACGAACGACTACCGCATGTTCGTTGAGACCTTCGAGGGTGTCGCCAAGATCGGTATCGAGTCCATCAAGGTCACTCAGACCTTCCGTGTGACTGGTGCCGCTTCCGCCCTAGAGGACATCACGTCCTAAGCATAATCCACAAACCCGAGCCACACTGAAACTAGGAGACTAAACAATGGCTTTCAACGGCATTGTACCCGCCTCACCACTAGAGGTCGCACCCTGCGGCCTGTTCAGTGTGGCTCGGGTC